GTCCGGTTATTGTTTTACGGAACGGTGGTGGAGTACCGGGGTGGAATTATTGCAGAATACCGGGGTTCGCTGGGAGATATTACTGGATTGACAATTGGACGTATGAGGATAATTGCTGGATCGGTGAATTAAGCGTTGATGTGTTGGGCACGTATCGTGGGACAATTGGGAGTACAAGTTATTATGTGCTTCGGAGTTCCACGAGTTTTGATGGAGATATTATTGATACTCTGTACCCGACAAAAACAAATGTAACAACAGAAGTACAGATTCTGGAAGAAGCTGAGTATCCGCAAAAACAGCTTAAAGGTGGAGTGTACGTTGTAGGTGTCGTTGGCGCTAGTGGTGTTAATAAATATTATGCTATGACGTATAATGAGTTTTCTGTTTTCTCAACACAGGTTTTCAGCAATATCGACTGGGCACAGAGTGATGGACAGCAGATAAGTAACAGTTTACTTAAGTGTCTGTTTAATCCATTTCAGTATGTTGTGAGCTGTTGTTGGTTTCCTTTTTCTCCTGATGCTATTGGAGGAGAGAATCTTACTGAGGTTACGGGGATTAAGTTCGGGTACTGGGAAGTAGAAGTTAAAAGTAAATTGATTTCCGGACAGCCTGTATTCCGTCATAATTTTGTTATCCCTATCAAGAATCATCCTCAGATTTCGAGAGGAAACTGGTTGAACAGTAGCCCTTATAGAAATATCAACATCAAGTTTGAACCGTTCGGACGTTTTTCAATAGACGGTATGATAGTTGGAAACCGTGATAGCATCAATGCTACTATTACAGTTGACCTTATGAGCGGTATGGCACAGTTCGCAATTAACAGTGGTACTCAGTATGTTCATGTTTCTTCTACACAGTTGGGAGTTCCATTGCAGGTGAGTGATTTGCATTCAGATTTAATCGGGGCTGCATGGTCAGGGATTAGTGGGATTGCGGCGGCGGTGAGTGGAAATTTCCTAGGAGCTATGCAGAGTGTTGGTAATGCCGCTAGCAATCTGAAAGAACAGGTTAATAGTAGAGGTAGCAATGGTAGTATGTTGAGTGTGTTAACACGACCTAGCGTTGAGCACTGTTTTATGTTGTTGACAGACGAGGATAGAGCAGACAATGGTAGGCCGCTAATGAAAAACGGGACGTTTGCTGGCCTTGGTAAGGGGTACTATGTTGTGGAAAATGGTAGCACATCACTCAGAGGTGCTACAAAGATGGAACTGGATAAGGTAAAGAGTTTTCTGGAATCGGGGGTGTACTATCAGTGAGAAGTTTTCCGGGTAGTAATTCATTGCTGTTCACAGTTGTGTGTGCGTTAGGTCAGAGTGGTATCATTCCTTGGGGTGGTACTGGTGCTGATGGTGTTGGTGGATTAATGGCGTACGCAATGAACTGGTGGATAGAAAAATGTAATGACCCTCACGTTGGTTATCACATGGACTATCGAGAGGAGCAGACGATTGATGGTATCACATACTATGATTGCAGTAGTTTCGTGTATTATGGGTTACTTCATAGCGGTTTCCAGTTAACACCGGGAGGAGCTTTTACGACTTGGAGTATGGGAACGGTTCTTAAGAATCTTGGTTTCAAGGAGTTACTTATTGGTAGTGATGGTTTCGAGTACCATGTGGGTGACATCCTTGTAACTAACAGTGGGCATCACCACACAGAGATCGTGCACGATGTGGAAAACGGTGGTCATACGATGGGTGCACATGGTAGAGATAATAGGGCGTTACCCGATCAAGTAAGTATTAATACTTATACGATTGCTCAGGGTACTCAGTATACGCATTGTTATAGGTTTCCGTATACTGGTGGAGATTGGGCTATTGGTGGAAGTAGTGAGTATTTCGGTAGCCCCACAGATCCGCTTGGTGGAAATAATGAGAAGCAGATTAACAACGCAACAATTATTAAAAACTATTGGACAGCACAGGGATGGACTCTGGAAGCTATCTGCGGTTTCCTTGGAAATGTTCAGCAGGAAAGCACTTTTAACCCGGCTTTGGTGGAGATAGGTGGAACTGGACACGGTTTCGTGCAATGGACACCGCCGACAGATTTGTACAATGTTTTGGATGCCGTGTATGGTAAGCATGACGACTGGGCAGACCCACAGAAGCAATTGACCGCTATCCTTGCTGAGTATCAGCAGAAAACTGGTATCAAGAACTGGGGTATTGAACCACAGTGGTATATAGAGATGGCTCCTAGTAACTATCGGTTACAGTGGAATGAGTATATCAAGAGCAAAGGTGATGTTGGATATCTTGCTAGAGTGTGGGAGTATTGTTATGAAAGACCTGCAAGTGCTCACCCTGAGAGATCCGCTAACGCACAGGCGTGGTATGAGTATTTTAAGAAAACAAGTTAGGAGGTGTGATGTATGTATGACATTGGAGTAGGTGGAGCACCGTACAGTTACGATGAGATTAATGTATATAACAGCCAGTTTTCTCCTAGTACTAATCATTGCAAAAACACCCAGCTGTATAATTACTTCGCAAGGTACCTGTTGCAGAAAGCAATGAGCGTTATGAAGTGGGAAGTACCGGAAAACTGGGATTTGAGTTACTTTTTGTATTGCTTGTATTGCTGGGGTACGGTTGCGGTTGTACGTACTGACAAATTTGGTGTGATTCCGCAGGGGTGCACGTTGACAGGATATAATGTGTATTACAGGCCTCTGAAAGCTGTGATTAGTAATCCGTTACTGAAAGGGATTCTTGAGCCTGTTATTGACGTTCAGTGTGTGCTTTTCAAGTGCACGCCGGATTACGGTGGTATCATGGATTTAGTCGGAAGATATGCTGATGAAATGGCTATATGCATGGAGTCGGTAGACATGAACAATATGAACAGCAAGCTTTCGTATATGTTTGCGGCTAACAACAAGGCCGGTGCGGAAAGTTTGAAGAAGGTTATGGACTCTATCATGAGAGGGGAGCTTGCGATTTTCTATGATAAGAAGCTCAACATAGAACGTGGTGATACAGTTGTTGAGCCGTGGAGTGTGTTTGCGAATGATCTCAAAGGCAACTATATTGCCGGTGATATTCTTGATAACATGAGACGGCTCGAAGAAATGTTCTGTACTGAGATCGGTATTCCGTCTGCCAGAAGCGATAAAAAGGAAAGAATGGTTGTCGCAGAAGCTGATAAAAATGATATCGAAACAGTAAGCAGAATAGAAATGTGGTTAGATGACTGGAAGTTGAGTTGTAAGAAGGTTAAGAAATTATTCGGAATTGATATTAGTGTTGATTGGAGACATAATCCTAATCAGTCATCGGGAGGGGGTGACGGGAATGGCAATGTTAACGTTACAGGGGCTTTATAATTATGACAGTAGGTTGTTTGATCTGATGAAAGTCCCGAAGCAGTTGAATGTTAATACTGTGATAAGGACGTTGTGCGACAGGACAAGAGAGTTGGAACTGTTATATCCTGAGTTAACGTATATGAAACAGAGAATTGGAATATGGTCAGACAGAAATCAGTGGTCATGGCAGAAGATGTGTGATGTACTTGAGAAAGAGTATGATCCGATCGAGAACTATGATAGGACTGAGGAGTGGAGCGACCAGAATCAGTCGACAGAAACAAGCCATGACCAGAGTGATGAAAGTAACGGATTCGAGAATGTCAGGACAGACAATCTCAAAGAGAAGAACAGCGGAACTAACAGGAGACAGAACGTTGCGTTCAACAGTGGCTTGACGGATGCTGAGAAAAATATTGTTGATGGTAGTATTAATAATACCGGAACGCAGAAGCATATAGAAAATGGACACAAAAATACTATCAATGATGGTGACAAGAGTGGTAATTCTAGCACCACGCACGCAGGTAGAATACATGGTAACGTTGGTGTTACAACGACTCAGCAGATGATACAGTCAGAGTTAGAGCTTGCAAAATTTAACATTTATGAGACAATTGCAGACAGTTTTGTGCAAGAATTTTGTCTCATGGTATACTAGGAGGTGTAATTATGAGCATTAATTTAGGGCCGTATTGTAATTTTCATGACCTCAACCTTGACTGGCTGATTAAAGAATGGTATGAAACTAAAGAAGCACTTGTAGGTGACCAGCACCAGTGGCAGGAATTCAAGGAAAACATGAACAATGAATGGGAAGCTTTCCACACAGCACTTACGAAAGAACAGACAGATTTCAAAAGTAAAATTAACGGTGATTTCAGCGAAAAAAGCAAAGCTCTTGATGTGCAGTTTGCGAATTTTGAGAAAACCGCTAATACAAAAATTGATGATCAGAACACGGCTATTGAGGATCTTAAAAAGTATTGTCAGAATTATTTTGCAAATCTTAATTTACAGGCCGAAGTTGGAAAGAAAATTGATGAAATGTCATTAAACGGTAGCTTGTTTGCTATCATGCAAGATGAAGTTGATGATATTGTTCAGCAGTGGCTTAATACCAACATAAAAACAGGTAGCACGGTTATTGATAAGACTTTCAGTTTAAGTAATGCAAGTCCCGATAGTAAGGAAACTGGAAATCTTGCATTTCTGTCAAGAACTACTCTCGATTTAATTAACAATGATATTTCACCGTGGAATAATAACAAGGTTACAAATCTGAATCAGTGTTTTAAGCCGGGTGTGTATTATGCTTCACAGAGTGCTCTTGAGGGTGTTATTGAATCACCCGGAATCAGAAATATGGTCATTGTATTCGCAAGTAGTTCGGGTATGGGTAATATTAGAGATAACAGAGATTTAACACAAATGATTTTCAGCAGTAATTCTGGTTATAGTAATTTGGGTATCTATACCAGAAGCGGTACAATTACTACAAGTAATTTTGAGGATCTCCCATATGGTAGCGTGGTTAATATCAGCTGGGGTGCTGTGGTTAGCTTAACGGCTACTACAGATACCAGTAAGTTATGGGATGCTATCAATAATCTCAGTTCGATCAGTATAAAAGTTGATAGCTCACAGCATACGTATGAGGATTTTGATGAAATTTTTATCCCAGGACTGTATTTTACAGATGCTGAGAATTCTGGCTTTGGAACAATTGACAGTGAAAAAGTTCCATTAAGTGTAGTAGTGTTACAGTTTAGCAACCAGAAATGTGTACAGATTGCAGTTAAGATCAAGAGTATTCCAGAATTCTACGTTAGAAGCTATGGTATTGATAGCGGGTGGAGCAGTTGGGTGTCTAGTAATGCAGAGTTGCAGAATTTTAAAGACAGTTCAATGTACTGTTATCCTGTGAGTGCTGTATACGGAAGTAGCCAGTTAGATGGTATTCGAAAGCCAGGTATCTATCAGGCAGATCCAGAAGTATTTACAGACATTGACGGAGAAGCTAAGTATGCTGTTGTTCAGAGTACACAGGTCAGTAGCGTGGCATGGTATCAGCAAGCTAGTATTATTAGTAATTCTGGACAGGCATCTTTAGCATATCGTTTATTTAACGGTACAAGTTGGAGCGTGTGGGCTACACTTGTGTGATAATATTAAGACCGAGGTATAATCTTCGGTCTTTTTATTGATATCGTTTAGAACATTTTGTTCTATCCATAACGAACGTATGTTTGCCTTTGTGTACGTCCGTGGTGGACAAACAGGCTATTCTGTGTCTGTCTGCCACGGACAGACTTTTGCCTGTGTGTCCGTGGTGGA